AACACCGAACCTATGGTTTGGGCGTTGGTAAAATCGGTACAAGAACTATCAGAAAAGGTAGAATCACAACAAAAAGAGATAGAAGAATTAAAAAATAAATAGAAAAAGTTGTATTTCATATATTTATACTATATTTATATATAGTTAATTAACAAACAATATTAAGGAGTTATTAATATGGCTGAAGAAATTAAATTTTCAGAAGAAGAGTTAAAATCTCTTAATGAATTAAGTCAAGGTTATCAAAGCATTCAATCTGCTTTTGGACAAGTTCGTGTTCAAAAAATTCTTAATCAACAACAAGCTGATGCTTTAGATGAAGCTGAAGTTAATTTAGAATCTGATTATTCTGATTTACAACAGAAAGAGCGTGATTTGGTAGCACAACTAAATGAAAAATATGGTCCTGGTTCACTAGACCCTCAAACAGGCGTCTTTACACCAGCACCACAACCTGTACAAGAACAATCTGCTGAAGAATCTTAAATAAATCCTTAATCGGTTGTATTTTGAAAATTTTCGTTATATTTATATATAATGAAATTTCGTATTAATTTTTAACCTCTAAGGAGAAAACACATGGCAGAGAGAATAGTTAGTCCAGGTGTATTTACTCGTGAAAGGGATTTATCGTTTCTACCACAAGGAATTGGTGAGATAGGAGCGGCAATATTAGGACCTACACAACAAGGTCCTTCTTTTGTTCCAACTGTAGTGACAAGCTTTCAAGACTTTGAAAGAATATTTGGCTCATACAGCACAAAGTATTATACACCCTATACTATAAGAGAATATTTAAGATCAGCTGGCTCAGTAACAGTTGTAAGAGTAGGCTATTTAGGTGGATATAAAGTAAGCAGTTTTAATTTATGTATTAGTGGTTCTGGTGCAAATAAAAATGTTGTAGCAACATTTTTACCCGCTTTAAATAATAGTAGTGGTGCTGGATCAGTAAGTGGTTCTTTAGCTGGGTTTGCATTAAATAATCTTGGTACAAATAATACTGGTTCACAAGCAACTACTGTTAGTGCTAGTAATTTTACTTTAACACTAAATGGTGCAAATGCAACTGCTAGTGTTTCTGGATTATCTGTATTAGAAACAGGTGCTGGAACAAGTAATTTTATTGCACATCAATTACCAACAAATCCACAAGTAGACAAAATTGGTGCTACATCTGCTCCAGTTTATATGTATAAACATTTTCGTAGTTCTATAAGTGCTTCATTTGCTAATGGCACATATGCTGTTGGTACTGCTAGTTTATTTATAGAAAATCACACTAATGGTGCTGACTTTGCTAGTGGTGCTGAAAGTGTTGATGGCACTACTTACATTTCTACAATAACTGGTAACTCAGATTCTGCGGCTGCCCGTACACCTTTCATTCAATCACAAAAGATTGGTGGGGCTGCTTCCGACTTGTTCAAAATTTACACAAGAGCTGACGGAACTGAAACCAATAATCATTTTATCGTTATCAGAGATGTGAAGAAACCACAGAATTCAAATTCAAGTCCAGATTACGCTGAATTTGGTTTAGAACTTCGTGATTTAGATGGTAACCTGTTGGAATCATACAATAAATTGAATTTAGATCCTGATTCAACTGGATTTATAGCAAAAGTAATTGGTGACCAATTTCAAACAGTAAATAATGATGGTGAGATAACTGTATATGGTAATTATCCTAATTTATCAAAGTACATCCGTGTTGGTGATTATAAAGAGGATACGTTCTCAAGTAATAAATCACTACAACCTATGGGATATGCTTCTGTATTAGATCCTGTAAAAGCATCTGTTGCAGTACCTACTGCTTCCTTTGCTAGAAAACAGGTAAACTCAACAGATACCTCAACGTATAAACCTGAAGTTCCTTATGGATTTAAGATTGGTTCACACTTTTTAGATTCTGAAATGCATACTAACAAAGCATATTTATCACCCGTACCTAAGAATGAAACTGCTGGTGGAAATGCTGCTTTTAATTTGGAAGATATGTTAGGTTTCGGAACTTCTGCTTCATCAGAGGTCAGTAAATATACTAACTTTGCTATAGCAACACAGGGATTGAATATATCATCTTCTGTACAGCAGTTAAAATTTTCTGTTCCAATGCAACATGGATTTGATGGTAATAACCCAGCTGCTCCTTGTTTCGTAGGAAATGCGATAACTGCTGGGAACACCAGTGGGTTTGATTGTTCCTCTGCTAGTGCTAGTGGTTCTATTGCTTACAAAAGAGCTGTCAACGCGATAAGTAATCCTGATGAAATAGATATCAATATGTTAGTAACTCCTGGTATTATTCACAAACTACATCCAGCAGTCACAAATCATGCTATGGATAAGATTGAGGATAGAGCTGATGCTTTTTATGTGATGGATAGCTCTACTTACAGTGATAACGTTGCAACAGCGGTAAACAATGTTTCTACATTAGATACTAACTTTGTAGCAACTTATTATCCTTGGGTTAAGATAGATGATCCTTCTACAGGTCAGCCAGTTTGGGTCCCACCATCAGTTGTTATACCTGGTGTGATTGCTTTCACAGATAGAGTTGCTCATGAGTGGTTTGCTCCTGCTGGATTGAATCGTGGTGGGTTAGCTTCTGTTAGGATGGCTAAGAAAAAACTAACTCACACAGAAAGAGACCAATTGTATGATGGTAGAGTGAATCCAATTGCTTCATTTCCTGGTCAAGGTGTTGTAGTATTTGGACAAAAGACGCTACAAGCTAAACCATCTGCTTTGGATAGAATCAATGTTCGTAGACTATTAATTAGATTGAAGAAGTTTATTGCTTCTTCAAGTAGATTCTTAGTATTTGAACAGAACGATTCATCTACAAGAGCTAGATTCTTAAATATTGTAAATCCATTCTTAGAATCAGTACAATCCAATAGTGGGTTGAGTGCTTTTAAAGTTGTAATGGATGATTCCAACAACACACCTGATGTCATAGACAGAAATCAGTTGGTTGGACAGATATTCATACAACCTACAAGAACTGCTGAGTTCATTGTATTGGACTTTACAGTATTACCTACGGGTGCTGCATTTCCTGAATAGTAAGGGGGTGTAAAAATTAAAGGGGAGTGATTACGCTCCCCTTTTTTTTATTGTAAAAACTATGAAAAAACTATGAAATATTTGGTGTTTCTTTCTTATCGATTTTTTAGTTTGGTTATATTTATATATGAAGAATGAATTACTAATAGGAGAACTGAAATGCCAGATTTAATAGATCCTTCAGAAATAATGTTCACTCCGTTTGAACCGAAAACGAAAAATCGTTTCATTATGTATATCGAAGGAATTCCTGCCTATCTGATAAAGACAACTGGTCGTCCACAAATTACTTTTGAGGAAATTGAATTAGACCATATCAATGTAAAACGGTACGTGAAAGGTAAAGGTGCTTGGGATACTTTAGACGTAACTCTGTATGATCCGATTGTACCATCTGGCGCACAAGCGGTAATGGAGTGGGTTCGTTTACATAAAGAATCCGTTACTGGTAGAGATGGATATTCAGACTTCTATAAAAAAGATGTTACATTTAATGTGTTAGGTCCTGTAGGAGATAAAGTTGAAGAGTGGACACTAAAAGGTGCTATGATTCAGACTGCTAACTTTGGTGAGATGGATTGGAGTGTTAGTGAACCTGCAGAGATTAGTTTAACGCTACGTTACGATTACGCTATCCTACAATTCTAAGGAGTTTATATGAGTTTTTTAAGAGAAATGCTTTCCAGTGATGCAAAGATTTCAAGTAAAAGGTTTGTCGGTTTTATGGCATTCTTTATGTTAATTTGTAGTTGGGGTGCAGACACCTTTTCTACATTTGAGGTAAAAGATAAAATACTAGAATGTTTTATGTATATCTCAGTAGTTGGACTAGGAGTTACAGCTGCAGAAAAATTTGGTAAAAAATAGTTATAGTTCCAAAATAAAATCATAGGAGTCAGATATGGCTGAACACTCATTTCCAACTGAGATGGTAGATTTACCGTCAAAGGGTTGGTTTTATGATAGTGACAACCCACTTTCAAGTGGTCAAGTTGAACTTAAATATATGACCGCTAAGGAAGAAGATATTTTAACATCCACAAACCTTATTAAAAAGGGTATTGTGTTCGATAGATTACTGCAAGCATTGATTGTTGATAAGAAAATCAAATATGAAGATATTCTAATCGGTGATAAGAATGCAATAATGGTTGCTGCTCGTATATTGGGTTATGGTAAAGACTATCAAATTCAGTATCCACATCCAGATACGGATGAGCTGGAAGAGGTGATGGTTGATTTAACAAAACTAAAAGATAAGAAGATTAATCTCAAAGAGTACACTAAAGGTGTAAATGAATTTGAAATGTCATTACCAGCATCTAAGAGAGTTATCACTTACAAACTACTGAGTCAGAGAGATGAAAGAATTATTGATGCTGAAGTAAAATCAATGAAGAAAATAAATCCTGATGTAGATCCAGATATCACTACAAGACTAAAGAAAACTATTCTTTCAGTAGATGGTGATAATAAAAAACAAACGATAAATCATTTTGTCGATAACGAATTTCTATCAAGAGATGCTCTTTACTTTCGTACAGAATTTGCTAAGATGACTCCTGATGTTGATATGACTACTGATGTTGTATTTTCAGATGGGTCAGAAAGGAGTATAGGCGTCCCGATGACGCCTGGGTTTTTTTGGCCTAACGGCTGAGTTCAAACCAGAAATTCACGAAGAAATATTTAATCTATTATATTACTCTAACGGCTCATTCAGCTTTAGAGATGTCTATAATCTTCCAGTTTATTTAAGAAAGTTTTATATGAAACGATTAATTAAGGAAAAGGAAACTGAGAAGAAACTCGCAGAAGAACAAACAAAAAAGATGAAATCTAAAAAAGGTATGTCTAGACCAGCAATAACTAAAAGATAATTTTTAGATAAACTGATATTTATTATTGATTAATCACATCTAATATCAAAAGTATCGGGGAAACATTATGGCTAAACGACAAGTTGTAAAAGAATTTTTAGGTAGTATCGTAAAAGCAATCGGAAAGAAAAAAGGTAGAAAAGCTGCTAAAAAATTCTTACAAAGTCCAGAAATGAAAAAACTAGCAAAGCAGAGTGCTGAAATTGCTACTGATATTGAGAAAAAAATGAAGAAGGATGCTGATGCTGGTGACAGTACAGCAAAAGATGTTCTTGATGTTCTCAAACAAATGGGATACTAAATATGGCTTTATCACCAGAAGATGCTAAAAAGTTAAAAGACCAGATAAAAGAGACTGAAGATTTAGCAAGTAAATTTGCTGGAGATATGAAAACAGTTGAAGCTCTTGTTAAAGGAACTGCTTCAAATTTTGGAAAAATTGTTGATTTAGCTGGTAAACTTGACTCTGCTTCAAAGAAAGAAAAAAAACTTCGTGAGGATATTAGAGATTTACAGAAAGAAGTACTAGAAAATGCAGAAAATATAGGAACGGAAGAATTCAAATCATTAGATGTGGCTACTAAACTAGCAAAAGCTCGTAGAATGGGTGATAAAAGTTTAGTAAAACAATTAACTCATTTAAAAGACATAAATAAACTTCAACAACAACAAAATAAGCAGCTTACAGCAGCTGCTAATTTGATTAAAAAACCATTTGAAGCACTAGACTCTGCCATCCGACAAATCCCTGTTATCGGTGAGCTATTAGGAGATGTTGCTGATTTTGGTGGATTGGGTGATAACATAGCTCAAGGAATGATAGAGGGGTTTACATCAGGTTTAGTAGAAACCAATTTTTCTAGAATGATGGCCACTACTTTTAACAGTGCTGGTAGACTCATTGACAGAGAGTCTGGACAATTTGTTAAACAAGGATTTTTTATTATGATGATTACCAGAATCAGAGAGGGGTTAAATAGTTTAAGCGGTTCTTTTAGTAGCTTAACACTTTCTGGAAGAGCATTTACTGGAATTCTTGTTTTAGGAGCAGCTGCTTTAGTTAAGATGGTTGCTTCATCTGTAAAGTTTGCTAATGAAACAGGTTTGGCTTACAGTGACATGCTTCGTATGGGTCCTGCTCTACTTTTTAATGCTGATGCTGTAAAATCATTTGCTGATGAACTTGGAACAGTAAATAATTTAACTGGAATGCAGGCTCTTAGATTACAACTTATAGAAAAAAGATTTGGATTGAGTGCTGAATCAGCTGCTAAATTATTTGCTGTACAGAGAGGTATTACTGGTGTAACTATGGACCAGTTTATATCACAACAAAAAACTGTTGGTTTGTTAGCTAGACAAGCAGGAGTTGCTCCTAAAGCAGTATTTGATGATATGGCTCAAAATGCTGAGTTTATTGCTAAATTTTCAGATGCTACAGGAGATAGTATGGCTAGAGCTGCTATTGAGGCTAGAAGAATGGGTATAAATTTAGGTAAGGTTGAAAGTATTGCCGAAGGATTATTAGACTTTGAAACTTCTATAGAAAAACAAATGGAAGCTCAAGTTCTTTTAGGTAGGTCTATTAATTTAGATAAAGCTAGAGAATTATTTTTTAACAATAAGTCTGCTGAAGGACTTAGAGAAGTAGCTAATCAGCTTGGTGGTATAGGAAAGTTAAATGAGATGGACTTCGTACAGAGAAAAGCTATAGCAGATCTTTTGAATATTCAAGTAGGTGATTTAGCTAAAGTAATGGGTGCTCAAGAAGGTGTAAATGAAGCCACAAAGAAAAGTGTTTCTGGAGCAGTAATGTTAGGTATTGGACTTGGAGCTGCGGCTGGTCTTGCTGCAGCAATAATTCCAGCTATGATTAGTACTATTCCTGGTTTACAAAAAGTTGGTATTAGACAATTAGGAAAGGGTTTGGCTGTGGTTGCTGGTGGTGCAGCAGCTGGTGGTGTTGCTGGTGGTATGATAGGCGGATTTATGACAGAATCTAAAGGAAAATTGCCAGAACTTGCTAGTGGTGGTGTAATAGTAGGAGAAAGAGGACCAGAGGTGGTTGCTCCATTACCAAATCAAGGTGTAAATGTAGATAATAGCGGTATGGAAAAAAGAATGGATATGTTAATGGAACAGAATCAAGTTTTAATGAGAAGATTAACTAACACAGTAGCTGATATGAAAATGGCATAGGAGAATATAGTGGCATTAAAAGATTTAACATCGGATTTATCAAATTTTAAGTATGGATTAACATCTCCTGATAAAATAGATAAGCAAATTGAAAAGGGAGTTGATTTCTTTCCTAATGATGATGCTGATGGGTTCACGCCTAAGACAGATTTAGAAAGTCGTTTTAAGAGAGTACCCACAGGTATAGATAAACAGATTGAAAATGGAGTAGATTTTTTTTCTAACAATGATGCTATAGGATTTGTTACAAATAATCCAAATTTACCATCAGATTTTCAATTACCCTCATCACCTAAGAGTGGGGATGTGGGAATTACAATAAATGACGGAGAATCTCCGGGTGAGATTGCTATTGGTACTGAAGCTGCTGGGGGTTCATTCTTTCATATGGTAAGGGATGGTGTTGTTGGTAAAAAATGGCCTGAAGCTGCTATATCATATGATAAAGATAGATTTGGTTCATTTGATAAGTATAGTATTCCATCAAATTATGAGCAAAAAATGGTTGAGGAATTTGATACCTTCTACCCTACTTGGGAAAACACTACACAATTCACATCACCATTTATGACAACACCTTTATCAGACTATGTAAGTAGATATCCAACAAATCCCTCATTAACTTGGGGAGATGAAGATGGTACTATGTTAGGTCCTGTTGGGTTGCGTATACAACCACAATTTACTTCACCATTTATGGCAACGCCAATTCTTGGTTATGAGAGTAGGTATGTGCCAGTAGGTAATGTAGACTTTTCTTTGACTTGGAATGAAGACCCTAGAGGAATTATGACAGGTCCTGTTGCTGGTGTACCAATTAGTTATGAAAAGACAAGAGATGTTTATCAACATCACTTTTTAGACTCACCATTTGAAAATATATCCTTAAATACTGATTTGTTCAGTCCTGTCGGTGGATGGAAGCTGGGTTCTATAAATATTTTTCCCAACGATGTAAAAGCACCGATAGGTAACGATAATTTGCTAGGAACAGACCTAAATAGAATTACAAGTCCCTCTACAAACTTTTTGAACCCTCTTATAACTAATCCATCAGTATCAAGCACTTTGGCAGTAAATCCCATAAATTCTTCTCAACAACTTTCTGGTAGGATAACTGCTAAATCGGATTATACTGGTGCAAAGAATGTTGGACCTTTTATTTTTACTGGAGACAATGTGTTAGATTTGAACACAATGACTTCATCAGATAAAATAGCTAGTATTACAGAATTACATAGATTTAGTAGTGAAAATGGTGGAACAAGACAATTCCTAAATGTGCCTGCTGGTTTAGACCCTAATATGAATTTAATAACTAAACCATATAGAGAGGTTTCTGATCCTTTCAATATTGCTGGTTTCGCACAACCATTTATACTCAGACCATTTCCAGACGATGATGGGGTTGCAGGACCTGGTAATGGTAGATGGGGATTTGATGCGATAACATCCGAAACAGGAATTGTTGGTACTCTTTTGGCTGGAGCAGATGGTTTATTGGGTGGTTTTTTTAGGGGCGCACCAACATTTACTGGTTTAATTGAGAGAAATATTGTTGACAAAATAAGATTGGGTAAATTCTTATTGAGTCCTGCTGGTATAGGATTTTTAGGAAAACAGTTTGTTTTACAAGGACTTAATCCTACCATAGAAAGTAAAGTTTACAATCCAATATCTGCTTTAAATATTCCTCTTGGTGTGATAACAGATCCAGAGGGTGCGGTACAGGCAGGTGGTGTTAGTGGACTTGCCGCACTGATTGCATCAGTAGCATTACCCATAGCACATACTGAAAGGCATTTAGGTGGTGCTAGATACGAAAGTATGATTTTAGGAACAGGTGGTAGCAGAATAGCAAATCAGGCAAGAGCTTTTTCTATCGGTAATGAAGTTATAGATGAAGTCACAAGTTTGATTCCATCTATTAACACAGGAATTTCATTTTTTGATAATTTTGTTAATACAAATATTAATAATCTGATTTCTACATTGGATGCCGCTACAATTACACCTATATTTGGATTATCAAATCCTAACAAATATGCTTTCCCATTTTCATCTGCCCCAAAGTCTGTTAAGGATGGTAATATTTCATTTTTCGGTTCAGCCGATCTTGCTCTAGCAGATGTTGAGTCTGCTCTTGGTAGAGTTGTACCTGGAACTACCAATGGTGGAACTTTTAATGATCAAACTGCTAATAATCTTCCTAATGATGAAGATGGATTAGTTAAAAGACATTCAACTTTAAGTTACAATGAATTGAATTCTAACAACAGTTATGGAACAAGTGTTCTTGTAAGCCCGTCAGAAAAAAAAGAACTAGAACTTGGCATTTATCCTGGCGGATTGGTAGCAGGTGCTGAAAATAGACTGAACACACGCTTAGAGGGAAAAGATAAAAATGATGATATAGGAAATCCAGCTTCACCTGCTCCCATAATACTTGAAAAAGATCTGGGACTTATAAAAGGAGATACTAGGTCTGCTAATGTTGATGCTGTAAATATAACACCATATGCTGCTACAGTAGATGGTGAGATTATACACCACAATTATAATAAGGGTGGTATAGAAACAAAAGATTTTATAAAATTTAGATTCAAAGATGTTGTAAATAATAAATATATTATATTTAGAGCAATTCTTGATGGAATATCAGACACCATAACACCCGAATATGGTGAAGAAAGGTATATTGGTCGTCCAGATAAAGTGTATGTTTATCAAGGAACTGATAGGTCTGTGGCTTTTAACTTCAAAGTTTATCCGAAAACAAAACAAGAGATGCCAATTCTTTTAGAAAAAATGAATTATTTAGTTGGGTTGTGTTATCCATCATACACAAAGGGTGAAAGAATGATAACACCATTTATGGAATTAACTATGGGTGATATGTTTGTTGATACACCTGGTTTAATGGAGAGTGTAACTGTTACTGTTGAAGATGCCACAACTTGGGAAATAGAAAATGGTTTACAATTCCCACATTTTATATCAGTTGCTTGTACGTTTAAACACATTGGAAAATATATATTAGCTGGTAAAGGTAAACACTATGATTTAGGTTGGTTGGCTGATGGCGCTGAAGGAACTCAAGAACAAAGATTTGGACCACAGATAGGTATAGGGTTTAATAATTTTCCAAATAGAACTAAGTATAGAGAATTATTTTCACAGTTTGGTCAGGCGGAGTATTATGATTTAGGTAATGATGGACAATACAAAAAGTGGGAAAACCCAAACAATAGTATTGCTGAAACTGTAACTGATGCTGCAGCTGGAATAGGTAGTTTTTTTAACCTTGGAGGCGATTAATGAGATATAAAGGGGTAAAATCAAAAAAAGATTTAGACGGAAATAGAGTTCTCAGTCCGTCTACAGTACCAAATATACCTATCAAAGATACAGATGTTTTTTTGTATCCTATATTTGGTGATAGATTAGACACAATTGCACAAAGATTCTATGGTGATGCTAACCTATGGTGGATTATAGCAAAAGCTAATGAAATAGGTAAAGGTCAGATAGGACTTGACTTAGAAAAAAAACTTAGAATACCAACCGAAATAGGTGATATCATCGATTTGGTAGAAAACAACAATAGCTAAAAAATGTTCACAAAATTTGTAAGTAAAAAGATTCAAGAAACTCTGAATGCTAAAGAAAGAGTCTTGTCAAGAAAAAATAATGGCACTTTTGTTAATAATCCAAGCGCTGACTCTTATAAAAAACTAAGAGACATATCTTCTAGAACACCATTTGTTCGTATGATTTCAAATAAGAAAAGAGTTAACAATATTGTTATATCAGGTGGCTTAAGGGATAAAGACGGAAATATGAGACATGGATTTGAAAAGGTATACAATCAAACCGAAAATTCTGGCATTAGACCAATAGCTGGAATTAAAGATGTTGAAATTTCTTACAAAGGTGGATTCAAAGCTATTAGGGAAACAACAGTAAATTGGACAATCGGTTCTTTAGAAGAGTTAGAAAATCTAACTCCGTACTTTCTAACTGCCGGAAAAACAGTCATGGTAGATTGGGGATGGGTTAATTCTGATAAGAGTATAGAACAACAATTTGGAAGCACTTACTTCAAAGATGGAAAAGTTGATTCAAGATTATTTACTGACCCACAAACAAAAATTTTAAGTATTGGTGGGAACTACGGAGCAATAGGCGGAGTCATAAGTAATTTTGAATATCAACTAAGACAAGATGGTGGATTTGACTGCACAACGAAGTTGATAAGTATTGGTTCAAATTTATTTAAAAAGCCAGTTGATAAAGGAAATTCAGAAAAGACTCTTGTAGGCTCTAGACAAGAAAGTAATCAAAGTAGAATTGGATTAGCACCAATGGATTCTCTTATGAGAACTTTGGTAAACTTAAAAGAGTATGTGATAGATACTTATTTTGTTGATTTGAACAGTCAAGCCGCGGGTTTGATAGACGCGACCTATGGTAAAACATTGGGTGGCTCTAACGATTTGGATAAAAAACTAGTTTCTATCGCAAGAGAAAATAAAAACGATGAAAAATATAGATTTATATGGAATGAAAGTGGAGATAAGAAATCTGGAGGAGCAACTGTCGAAGGAACTGGAGTTGGTGGTGGAATAGTAGTAGATAGAACAGAGAATGTTATTTGGTACTGTCCAGTCAATTCCTATCTCAGTAAAACAGCTGAAACTGTTTATGTTACTTGGGGTTGGTTGGAAGATAATTTGTTCAGTAGATATACTGCTTATGTTAGTGATGATGACAGTTTAAAGCTTACACTAAGAAGCGTAGACACTGTAGTAAATGAGGCAGGTGAACCAGAATTAAATGATGGTGATAATTTAACTTATGTTAAGAAAGAGTTAGTTAAAATTGGAAACCATCCCTTTCTACATGGAAAGAATCCAACTGCATTTTTATTATCTGGACAAAACCCGTCAATAGACAAGTTTGCAATAGATGAGGGTTCTGCAAATGCTTCTGGTTTTCTTAGATCTGAATATGATGAAAAAAGAATGGGTAATAACTATCTAAAAGGAATCTTCAAAACACTCATTGAATACATTCCTGGTAGTGAGTATGATGATAATTCTGAAAAAATATTTGAAGTTGCTGGCACAAATAGATCTGAAGGATATTTAAGAAATGTCTTAGTAAATATAGTAGAAGTGCAGAAAGCGTTTGGTATAAATGTTGGCGATGGACTAAAAATGGAAGCTAAAAAAGGTTTTTGGGATAAAAAGTGGAACTCTAGATCTGTAAGTATGGGTGATTTAAATCCACCCGCAACTATAGAAGCTGGTATTCAAAATTTACTCAATCAATTAAATGATAACTTTTTTAATATTTGGGATTTCAAAATGACAAGTGATTCTTTTGATAGCACCAATATTAAAATAATTGATAATAAACAAGGTGTAAACTCAAATCCAATTTACACCGACTTTAACCAAAATTCTGGTATATTAAAAAAAGAGGGTATTTATAAATTTCCATCGTTTAAAATGGGTAGTACAGTAAAAAGTCAAAATTTAGCTTTTAAGATACCTAATGCTATGGCATTGACTGCTATGTATGGTAGTAATAAAAATATAAAATCTATATCTGATGATTCTCAACATGACAATTCAGATTTAGCATCCGTCTTTGGAAAAGATAATGGACCTGAATATGATGACAATTATTTAAATGGACTTGAACCTATTCACAAAAAAGTTAATTGGGGTGTTAAAGATATGGGAGAAGGAGTCTATATACCATCTGGAAATAGGGTTGGACCTACCAAAGTAGACCCAAATAATAGAATTGTTTCACAAGGAAATGGTTTGAGGATAAACCCTAACGCTTCTTGGAATCCAGTGACTATAGAAGATAGAGAACCATCGCCAAAATTTCCTAACACTTCAACAAAAGCAGGGGGTTCTCAGGCTCCTTGGTATGATTATAACAGTACTGTTGGAGACTATGGTGATATTATAAATGTTAAGCATTGGAATTGGGAAACTGAAACGAGTGGTGATGCTGTGTTTGTTGATGAAATTTTCAGTAGATTTGATTATGATAGTAATAAAGAAGTTACAAAAATACCGGAATATGAAAAAAAACCGAATCCCGCGTACTACTACAATACTAAACATATAGGAGGTAATTTTGCTATAAGTGGCGATGTTCTACCAATTATTAAAAGTGTTATAACTAATAACATTAGGAATATAAAAGATAGAGAAAACATCTACAAGGGTGATTTTATCATACCAGCAGAATTGTCATTGGAAATTGATGGTATTGAGGGATTACTGCCAGGTGACATAATACATACTGATTATATACAACATAAATATAATAAATCTGTGGTGCTTGAACAAACAGACTACGGTCCTTTTACATATTTTCAAATATTTGGTATAAATCATAAACTAGACTCTGGTGGATGGACAACTGAACTTACAACAAAAATGAGAGTTAATGGAGAAGTTCTAAATAAAAATGCTCAAGAAGTTATAAATCAACTTACAACTGCAAAAGTAAACGATGAAGAAACTCCATCTGGAAATCAAGAGGTGCTAAACAATGCTGCTGAACAAGAAGTAGAAAATGCTATTAGTGACGCAGATGAACTGCAACAAGAAATTGATGATGAACTCATACGGAATATGGCTAATCAGTTTTCTGTGACTACTACACAAGATGCTTACAGTTACTTAGATTCCTCAGATGTAGAAGATGATGAGATGTTGGGTATAGTTGAAGAGAACCAAGGAATTGGTTTGTGGTACACTAGTGCAGCTGGAACTCAAACATTAGATGAAACAGGTGCAAGAGGAACAAATAATATCTACAATACATTACCTTTATCTGATAGTATTACTAGGGAATTAACAAACACCACATTGGAGACGGTTGACTCAGACAATACCAATACTTCTTTAGATGCGATGGGGTTTGTTAGTTTGCCACCATCACTTACTGGTCAAAACGCTGATACAGGAAACTTAACGGTTTCTGAAGGACAGGGGCCTGATGGTCAAGAAATAAAACAGGACTCTAATGGAACGATGTATTATGCTGAGGGAACTGAAGAAGCAACCACTGCTGTAAGAGATTGGATTCGTGGTGTAAATATGAAAGTAGATAAGAGCGGTGATGTTAAGCAGATAGAAACACATCATGATTCAAAGAAAGAAGCTGTATTAAAAAATAATTTACTTGAGATATCAGGAAATTCCGAAATTGCTCAGGTTGCTATTGGAGATCCTGGAACAACACCCGATCCAGGCGATGAAGCCTTTATAGGTCCTATGATGGCTCCTGTTACTGTAGAAGAAGTAGTAGGTGGTCTTATGTCTCCTGAAGAGGTAGAGAAAAAACAAGATGCTGTTGCTGATGGTGAAAATTTACAGATACTAGCAGATGAAGTTGCCAGAAAAGAAGAATTGGCTAGATTAGCTGCTGAAGTTGCTGAACTTGACAGGAGAAAAGAACAAGCTAAAGCCGATAACGAACTTTATAAAGAGATTATTAAAATTGGTGAGTGGGTAAGCACAGGAAAAAGTGATCTGGAGGGTGCTGCTAATATGAGAGCAGATGGTAATAAATTACCAGCATTATTTCAAAAATTAGGAAGAGAGCAGATACCTCTGTCATTAGGTATTGGTCTTATTAATATAGAACTTAGAGGAACTGAAATATTTGAATATGGTGAGGATGATCCAGAACCAAGATACTTGTATGAAAAGACTTGGGGAGTAGTTGATGATAGAGAAACTAAACTTTTCATAATGTATCCAGAATTAAGAGACTAATATGAGCACAATACAACAACTTGACAAATTAATTGCAGAAAGAAAGGGTAAGGGTCCTCGCGTAAATCCACAGATAAAGGCGATAAATGAAAGAACTGTTAGGGTGCTGAGAGATACTGAAAACTTTAATTCTAAGGAAGGTGAGTTTAGATATGAAGATGGTAAACCTGTAAAGGTTGGAGTTCCCTACCATATACATTACACTTCTGATATGAGTGAGGTTTATATGACAGAACACGAACATGTAGCAGAGACAAGTAGAATTATTTACCCAAATGGGATAAAGACAGATTTTCAATATTACAATACATTAAACAAACAAGAAAGTTTGAAAATAGAGGGACAACAATCGATACCAAATGATAAAGCATATCAAAGAGGATTCTACTTTAGATATTTTGCTAGGCAAGCAAACGACAATGGGTCTCCACCATTTGAAATTCAGATAAGTGATTATGAAAAATCTTCATTGTATGTTTACGCTAGAGTAAAGTTTTATATCTCTGGTGATGAAAATAATGTTGCTGTTAAGAATAGAGCACAATTGCTTTCTGCTAGTACGAAAGTTCCTGGTTTATCTAAAGCAGTTTATCCATTACAACATTACAGGTACGATAGAAACTTAAATCTAAATGATACTATTAAGGAGAGGTTGGGTATCTATGAGTCTACAGCCGTAGTTTCCACAAGAACCACTACTGATATTACACAAGAAAGCGGAACAACAAGTGATGCTTCAAGCACTAGCACCGGAGGAAGTGGCGCATATTAATTTTGTATTTGGGATTTTTAAATAATATTTATAAATAAATTAAGGTTACAATATGAAAAGTCAAGTCTTAGATAAAGGCTTTATTGAGGTTGTTGATTCATTAGGAAATGATTTAACAGTCGTCAATTCAGCTCGAGTATCATTCGGTAAAAGAAAAAAATATTGGGATAAGTCAGATGAAAGGTTAGTTCGCTATCTGGCAAAATACAAACACTATTCCCCTTTCAGACATTTACAGGTTCAGTTTCATATCAAAGCACCTGAGTTTGTTATGAGACAGTGGTATAAGCATGTAGTAGGTATTGAGACTACATCAAATAGTTCTACCAAAGATCATGCTTGGAATGAGATTAGTGGTAGGTATGTTGTTGTTGAGGATTTTTACACACCAGAAGTATTTAGAAAACAATCAGAAGATAACAAACAAGCAACAGAGGGAGCGGTTGAAGAACAAGATGTTGCAAGACATCATTGGGAAACTGCTATGTTTCATATCGATACACAATATAAAAAGCTACTACAGATGGGTGTAGGTAAAGAACAAGCAAGAGCTATCTTACCATTGAATCAATACACAGAGGTTTATTGGACAGCATCGTTTCAAGCCGTTATGAATTTTATAGAGTTACGAAATGAGAAAACATCTCAATGGGAAATACAAGAATATGCCAGAGTTATGTTAGATTTAATGAAAGAGACATTTCCAAAGATAACTAAAATATGGAGTGAAGCACACAATTGGTAATAGTTGAATCTCATAAAGAATGGGAAAAGTTTATAAAAGAGTTTAGAAAAGAAAATTCTATTGTGATTCCTATCCAATGTGATAAAAACAAGCACCCGTTGGATACAAAATTGTGCCTGTTGTATGTTAAGCTATTAGATGGTGATCTTGAAGAGTACATTCTCCCCTTCAGACACTCAGATGCTACAAACCTAAAAGATAAGTACATTAAAAAGACCTCCACAAAAAAAGATGTGTTTACATATGATAAAAAGAAATTACTTCATTTTGTAAAATGGGAAAATATAACAGACATGCAGATGTATTACTATATGATAAAAAATGAACCATTACTCGTTGATGATGTAACCACTAATGCTCATGAATATTTTTACAGAACACATTATAAAACTAAGAACATTAATTGTGTAATTCCAATGATGAAGCATATAGAATGGTGTAGAAAATTAGTTGATGTTCTGAAATTAACTGTACTTTTAAAACCAAGTAGTGCTAGTGTATTTAAAATTTACAATGATGATGTAATTGGCAATTTACAATACATAGAACGGAGTGGATTAAAAACCGATAATGGAATGGTGTATTCAGAATACAATCCCTACACTGCTACTGGTCGTCCGTCTAATAGATTTGGCGGATTGAACTTTGCTGCTCTAAACAAAAAAGATGGAAGTCGTAAACAATTTATTAGTAGATTTGGTAAGGACGGTATGTTGGTTGAGATGGATTATGATGCTTATCATTTAAGGTTAATCGGTGATGCAATAGATTATAAGTTTCCAAATGGTTCTGTACATAAACATATGGCTAAATTGTACAAAGTAAATTATGATGAAGCAAAATCACTATCATTCCAATATTTGTACGGACACATACCTAGTGATGTGTTAAGAAAAAATCCCTTTTTCAAAAGAGTTCAAACATACATAGATGCCATTTGGAGTGACTATAAATCATCAAATTCCATAAAGTCTGATATTTATAATAAATGGATAAGAAAAGAAAATTTGTCCAATATGAATAAGAATAAGTTATTTAACTATCTTATTCAACTAGCAGAAACAGAAAGTAATATGAGGATGCTTACAAAGCTAATACCTAAAATAGATGGTTACAAAAGTAAATTAATTTTGTATAGCTATGATTCTTTTTTATTTGACTTTTATATGCCAGATGGTTTAGATTTCATACATAAAATGAAAAAAATCATTGAACAAGGTGGTAAGTTTCCTGTAAAGGTAGGTAAGGGTTGGAACTACCACGAAATGAAAGACATAACGGAGAAATTTAAATGATTGCAGATTTAAAAAAAGTATTAAGTGAATGGGCATATCGTACTAAAAGTGGAAAACCTAATCCAAAGAGTATGGCACATCAAATAATACTTGAAGGTGTACTGAAAGATTTTGGGTGGGACTCAGAGGAAAGAAATGAACTTTTAAGTAGCCCTTCATTCTTAATTGAAACAGACATCGTTAAAAACAAAAAAAGTGGTAATACCTATGTCGTACAAAAGCATAATCCTGACACTCAAAGTTTAGTTAAAAAGGATGCTTCTAAAGATGATATTAAAAAGGTAGAAAAGGATAAGAATGGAGAAGAACCAGAAGAAAAGAAAACAGCCCAATTAAATGGATACATCGGAGATAAAGATAAATCCGTATCAGAGGGAGATCCTTCAGAATCGGAAGAGTATCAGAAAGACCATGAACCTGATGACGAAGAGTTTGAGAGTAAGAATGAAAAACATAAAAATCCTGAACCACCACCACCCTTGAGTTTAGATGGGGTGATAGAGAATCCAAAGTTTCCAAAAAGGTATATAAAAATGTTAGAGAGGATGGCTAATTCTAGACTAACAACCAAAACTAAAAAGTGGGAACACTTTTCTGATATACCAGGCGGCGCAGGTCAAATTAAAGCTCAAGCTGGTGAATTAATGACTATGATTGGTAGCAGTTTAGATGACAAAGAATTTGATAGTTTGATGAATGCTCTTGAAGAACATGAAGAAAGGTTGAAGAAAGATAATGTTGGTTCAGACGGTAAGCCTGGTATTTTTCAAAAAGTTACAGGAGGTCGTGTGATAGATAATCCTGGTTCAAGAATAATAGATAAGACTTGGATACAGTCAGCTAGAAATAATAGAAAGGCTATTTTAGATAGACTTCAAAAACAATATGGAGAGGGAACGAAAATAATAGGTGCTGCTTGGGATGCTAAAGATGAAGTGGAAGCTATGGGTTTAAGTGATTACGAAAACAACAAAGGGTTTTCAACCGATTGTTATTTTAAAGTAGAAAAGCCAAATGGTGAACAAGTGGTAGATGAAGTTTCTTTAAAAAAATCTACAAAGGTTAACTTCTTAAATTCAGGTGCTGGTGACTTTGAAAATTGGGATCCTGATCTACCAGATGAGATAAATCAAAAAGTTTATAGAGCAAAAGCTAGAAAACGAAACATAGATTTTATAGAACAAAATAAAAGTAAAGTCGATGAACTATTAAATTCTTCTAAAGGTGAAAAAGTAAGAAAGCTGATGAAGTCAAAGAAAATAACTTTTGAACAGGCATTACAAGGTAACAGTAGAGATAAACAAAATGTTTTATATAGTGTTATAAAAGAATTAAGATTACAGGGAGATGAAGAAGCTAATAAAATTGTTGAACAAGATGCCGAAGAACATAAAGAATTTGTAGAACAATCAGTTAAGGCAATTACTGAAAATGATAAAATGAGAGATGGGATGTTAAGTACAATCCGTTCTGAGTTTCCACTAAAAGCTGTATCTGACGGTGAGGAAACGATGGCAATAGGTCCTAATTCGTTAGACAAAGAAACTATGAAAGCTATTTTTGGTACAGACAACTACGATGAAATCAAAGAAAAATTAGTAGCTAGACCACCAAAACCAATTTTGGATAAAGATGGTAAGGAAGTAAAAGATAAAGATGGTAACATAAAAATGTCTCCACCATTCATAGGATATAATGTTGAGGCAACAGGTGAGGTTTTTCCTGTAGCCGAAGTAAAAATAAGAGAAGATGGTAGAGGATATGGTGGTCAGTTTAAGTTTGAGATGGTATTACATAAAGACTTTGCTCCAAGATTAGAAAGTGCACAGAAAGAGATATACGGATAATGAAAACGCAACTACTCTGTACATTCACACCAAAAAATCGTTTAGACGATGTATTAGAACTTATCATAGAGTGTAATGATATACTTTATGATAAGGTATATGTCTTTCAAAATGGTAATGATTCAAGTCAATTAATCTGTACATATAATGTGGAGTACGATGGTGAAAATCATCCTGAAGATATACCGAATACTATCTCACTACATAGAAAGAAACAGAGCAATACACTTTACACAATCAACGCATTAAACGAAGTTATCAGAGAACTTAATGGTGGAGTATTAGATAAAAGATTTCCTATTCCGTGGGATGATTACCATAACTCATTATTGTTGACTAATGATGCGGGTCTTAATAAAATACCTACAAAGATTCATTCAATAATTAATATAAAAGAGTGGAAAATAGATTAAAATAAATTTGTATTTTGCCAAAAAGCATTATACTTATTACTATGAATGGTTACACAGTAACTAATAAATGAATATTAAATAATAAGGAGAATAACAAATGGATATTAATTCAATTCGTAAGCGTCTTAATCAACTTCAAACAACAAACAATAGGACTTCAAACCTATGGAAACCTCAACCAGGAAAACAAGTAATTAGAGTTTTACCTTATAAACATAATAAGGATAATCCTTTTATTGAATTGTTCTTTCATTTTGGTTTGAATAATAAAACCTATCTTTCACCAATCACATTTGGTCGTCCTGACCCAATTGAAGAGTTTGCTCAAAAACTTAAAACAAGTGGGAACAGAGAAGAGTATCAGATGGCTCGTAAATTGGAATCAAAGATGAGAACCTTTGCTCCAGTTATCGTTCGTGGTGAGGAAACTCAAGGTGTTCGTTTTTGGGGATTTGGTAAGACTGTCTATCAAGAACTACTTTCTGTAATTGCAGATCCAGACTATGGTGATATCACAGACGCTGTAAGTGGTCGTGATGTATCAGTAGAGTTTATTACTGCTGAAGAAAGTGGTGCTTCTTTTCCTAAAACTTCTATTCGTGTCAAACCTAATCAAACTCCAATCGTAGGAGATAAGGCACAGTTAGAAAATATGTTGGATAATCAAAAAGACATTACTGAATTATATCAGGAACTATCGTATGAAGAGCTCACAGATGTTTTGAATCAATGGTTGAATCCTGAAGCGTCAGATGATGACACTAAGGAAGAGACTGCTCCAGTATCAGCCGTTGCTGCTGAATCAGCAAATACTGTTGAGGATGCTAGTGCAGCATTTGATGACCTTTTCAATAAGTAAATAAAGTGTAGTGGGTGTTGAAGCCAACACTAATAAAACCGAGTGTGTGCAAAGGATTCTTTACAAAGCCGGACACACCCACTATTTAATTAGGAGAATTATATGTCAGTTAAAGATGACTTAGCTGGAGTACTAGCCGACTCTCTAAATAAGAAATTCAAAGACTACAAAGTTGCATATTTTTTAGATGGTGCGAACCCGACACCTACAGACATAAAAGAATTTATATCTACAGGTTCAACAATGTTAGACTTAGCAATTTCCAACCGTCCTGACGGTGGTATCGCAGTTGGTAGAATTACAGAACTGAATGGATTGGAAAGTAGTGGTAAATCTTTAGTAGGTGCTCATTTACTCGCAGAAACTCAGAAGAAAGGTGGTGTCGCTGTCTACATAGATACTGAAACTGCCGTTAGTGAAGATTTTCTTGAGGTGATAGGTGTGGATATTAGTAAAATGTTATATCTACATTTAGAAACTGTTGAGGATATTTTTGAGGCTATCGAAGAGATTGTAACTAAGGTTAGAGAATCAGATAAAGATAAGTTAGTAACTATATTGGTTGATTCGTTGGCTGCTTCTACAACTAAAGTTGAGTTGAATGCAGACTACGACAAAGATGGTTGGGCTACAAGTAAAGCCATTATCATTTCTAAAGCTATGAGAAAGATTACTCAGATGATTGGTAGACAGAGGGTAGCTTTGGTATTCACCAATCAACTCAGACAAAAGTTGGGTGTAATGTTTGGAGACCCGTGGACTACTTCAGGTGGTAAGGCTCTTCCATTTCACGCATCGACTCGTATCAGATTAAAGAACAAAGGTCAGATTAAAGACAATAAAAAGAATGTTATTGGTATGACTATTCTGGCACAGGTAATTAAGAATCGTTTGGGTCCTCCACTTAGAAAAGCTGAGTTTCCACTCTACTTTGAAAGTGGTGTAGATGATGAAGGAAGTTGGTTACAAGTTCTCAAAGACCACAACTTAGTTAAAGTTGGTGGTGCTTGGTATACTATGAAAGACCACAATGGTGAAGAGATTAAGTTTCAATCTAAGGATTGGGCTGGAAAGTTGGAAGATGAAGAGTTCAAATCTTACTGCTATCAACTTATATGTGATAAAGTAATACTCAAATACAATAAGGCTGAAATCGGTATAGATGATGTAGAAGTTACTGAAGAGGCATTAGGTGACTAATGCTAAGTATCTTTCGATACTTGAAGAGATAAAAAACAAAGGCGGTAATTTAGACTCAGGTGAACCCAATGATAAGGTATTGATTATAGATGGCTTGAATACATTCATAAGATGTTTCAGCGCTATACCAACTCTCAATGATGACGGTGCTCACGTTGGAGGAATAGTTGGTTTTCTAAGGTCAATCGGTTATGCTATACGAACAATTAGACCTACTCGGACTGTCATAGTATTTGATGGTAAGGGTGGGTCTAACCGCCGTAGAAAACTATTTCCAGAGTATAAGGCTAATAGGAATATGTCAGAGAGATTGAATCGTTCATATGATTTTAATACTAAAGAAGATGAACATCAATCTATGATTATGCAATTAACCAGAGTCATTGACTATTTAGATTATTTGCCAATCACTACAATTACTATTGAGAACATAGAAGCTGATGACACAATGGCTTACATTAGTAAGCAGATTCTAAAAACATCTAAAATAGTATTAATGTCTACAGATAAAGACTTCTTACAATTGGTAAATCATAGGGTATCGGTTTGGTCTCCTACAAAAAAGAAAATGTATGATCCTCCGAAAGTATTAGAGGATTATGGGATGCCATCTCATAACTTTGCAGTATATAGAGCAATAGATGGTGATAAATCTGATAACATAGATGGTGTTCGTGGTTGGGGATTGAAAACTATTCAAAAAAAATTACCACTTTTACTGGAAGATAAGATACTTAATATAGACGATATAATTAATGAAGATGAAAAGCTCAAAGAGAGTGAGGAGTTATTGAAGAGAAACTATATGTTGATGCAGTTGGATGAAGTAGACATCAGCGCTTCTGCTAAAACAAAAATATTAGACAAGATTCGTGAACCAATCAATAAACTAAATAAGTTACAATTCCAAAAGAGGTTCATAGAAGATAGGTTATTTGCCACACTACCAAATATGGATAGTTGGTTAGTTCAATGTTTTGCAACTTTAGACCAAATGGCAAAAAAGTCAGATGGGTAGACAAAAAAAATATAACTCAGAAGAAGAAAAAAAAGCTGCACAGAGAAAGTGGTCTATGGAATACTATTATAGAAATAGAGCAATTCTTCAAGCAAAAGCCCGTGAAAGGTATCGTAGAAAAAAACAAATGGAAATAAAAGAAAAGCAGAGAAAAGAATTATATGGTGAATGAAAATTTTAATCAGTTTGGTCCTACATTCCAAGCAAAGATAATATCCTCTTTATTATCAGATAATAAATTTATTCAAACAATTAGTGATATCTTAGAACCAAAGTATTTTGATTCGGATGCCAACAAGTGGTTAACTAAGGAGATAGCTGAATATTTTATGGAGTTCAGAAAAGCTCCTACACTAGAAGTGTTGAAAATAAAGATTACACAGATGGATGATGAGATTCTTAAAGTGTCTGTAATAGAAAACTTAAAAGATGCTTGGAGAAACATTGAGGCTACTGACTTAGAATTTGTAAAACAGGAGACTTTAGATTTCTGTAAGAATCAGGTATTAAAGGCTGCTATTGTAGAGGCTGTGGATTTGTTAGAACAGAAAAAGTATGATGAGATAAAAACTATAGTTGACGCAGCTATGAAAGCTGGTAGTGAAAGAGATTTGGGTCATGATTACATTATATCATTGGAAGATAGACTTACAGAATCGGTTAGAGAAACTTTACCAACACCGTGGGATGCTGTAACTGGCGTAATGGATGGTGGATTAGCTGGTGGTGAGTTAGGTGTCTTAGTTGCTCCTGCTGGTATTGGTAAGACTTGGTGTTTACAGGCTCTTGCTGCTCACTTAGTTAGAGAAGGTAAAACCGTAGTTCATTATACATTGGAGTTGAATGAAGCTTATGTTGGTTTAAGATACGATACAGTATTTAGTGGAACACCAACTGCTAACATTAAGTTCTA